GAAACTTGGATGAACGCTGAACAAGCTGTCGAGATGGGTTTCGTTGATTCCGTTTATGCACCAAAAGAACGCAAAAAGCCTGTAAAAGCAGAAGCAAAACCACTTGCGGTTTGTCCTTCTGCAATTAGCAACAAGGCTGATGCCTCTGCAAAGAGAATGAGACTTCGCTTAAGTAATTTGGCGAAATAAAAAATTTTGGTAAAATTGCCCAACTTGTGGGTTCCACCTTGACAAAAAAGGAAATGTTCATGTCTCGCGTAGACGCTATCAATGCTCGCCTGTCTGACATCGCTGATGAGATGCAGGCAATTTCGGACGTTGCTCTCGAAGGCGAAGGTAGCCTGACCGAGGACGACAACAAGCAAATCGATGCTCTCAATATTGAGTTTTCTGGATTGGAAAACGAAAAGGATCGGTTCGTAAAAATTCAAGCAGCAAAAGATAAAATTGCTGCGGCAAAAATCACTCCCGCTGCTGTTGCGGCTATCACCGAACCTGAGTTTGAAAAAGAGGACGAACCCTTGATCCCTGCAAGAGTCAAAAATCAGAAGACCACGGTCTTCAACAGTGTCGAAGATGCGTACGAGTCAGGAATGTGGCTTGCTGCACTTGGCGGAAACCCAAAGGCCAAGCAGTTTCTTGCTAGTCAAAACGAAACGGACGCTGGTCGCGGAATTGAAACCGTGCCGACTCCACTGAGCGATGCGTTGATCAACCTGCTCAATGAGTATGGTCATGCACGAAAGCTTTGTCGTCGGGTTGCGATGGGTGCTCTGACTTGGACAGTTCCAAAGGTCATCGGTCACGCATCCGTATCGTACCCCGCTGAAGAGGGGGCGATCAGTTCGAGCCACATGACTTTCGAGCAAGCCGTTTTGACAGCAAAAAAAATGGCTGGGCTTGTCAAGATCAGTTCTGAACTCGTTGAAGATTCCATTGTCAACATTGTGGATGAAGTTACGAGGGACATCGCCTATGGCATGTCTCAGGCGGAGGACAATTCGCTCTTCACTGGTTCTACCCTTTACACGGGTGGAATCGAAGGTGATGCAAATGTTCTTGGCAACACTGTTGTTGGCGTTGGAAGCATTGCACTCACCGACCTGACTGCTTTGGTTGCACTGCTTCCAAACTTCGCAGGCATCAAGCGTGAGTGGACGATGAACCGAAGCGTGTTCTACGGTCAGGTGCGTGATCTCATCAACGCATCCGGTGGAACTGCAATGCTCGACATTGAGTCCGGCCAGCGTCCTTCACTGTTTGGTTTCCCAGTCAACCTTTGCGAGGCTGTTCCAGGTGCTGCATCAAGCACATCTGGCGACCTGCTTATCACCTTTGGTGATATCGGAACTAGCCACTACTTCGGTGATCGTCGAAATCTGTCCTTCAGAATCCTCGATCAGCTTTATGCAAATACCGATCAGATCGGTGTTCAAGCTACGCAGCGAATCGCGCTTGCTTCAGTTAACCCAGAGGCATTGGTCAAACTGACCATCGCGTAATCGTGACCAAGGTTAAATTCATAAAACCCCACCTCAATCGCGAGGTGGGGTTTATCACAGATAAGCTTAACGAGGGAGTTGTGACAACTCTTCTCTACCTTGGGGTTTGTGAAAAAGTCGATGAAGATTCCAAACTGGACAATCGAAAGAAAAACAAGTCCCGCAAACAATCCAGTAAGTCTCGTAGAGGCAAAGCAGCACCTAAGAGTCGGAGGGACTGCTCAGGATGCGATGATCCAGCGTCTTGTGACCGCTGCGACTGAGCAACTGGAGATTGACACAGAGCGAGCTTGGATGTCTCAGACGTTTGAGCAGCGGATGCTTGGTTTCCCTGAAAAAGGCGGAAGCATTCTTATCAATATGCGTCCTGTCTATTCTGTAGAGTCTGTCAAATACAAGTATGACGACAACGGAACTGCGACAGAGGCTACTCTTGCAACGGATCAATATGACATTGACATTGCAAGACGAAGAGTCTTCCTAGCCCCTGACGTTGATTCTTGGCCTGACACAATTGAAAACAACCGCTCAGTAACCATTGAGTTCACCGCAGGTCAACCAAGTGCTGACTGTGTTCCTGAGCTTGCAAAGCAAGCTATTCTGCTTGAGGTCGGAAGACTCTACTTCGATCCGGCTCAGGAGAATCTAGTCAACACAAATGATGGCAGGAGTTACGAGGCAATCGTCCGCAAGTTGATGCGGAGTAGCTATCCATGACCAAGCTGACTGGATTTAAGCGTAAGCGTGTAGGGTTTAGGAACTACCTTGCTACATTTCAATCGCAAAACTTGCAGACGGACTCCTATGGGCAGAGAACGTACACAGAGGACTCCACATGGGTCACAAGCGTCAGCGACTGGCCTTGCGAGCTAATTAGCGTATCGGGCAAGGAAACCGTCTACGGCGATGCTGTGACCGAGCTATCAACTCATGTTATCGTTGGCGACAAAGAGCAGGCCAAAAGCGTGAATGCTCTTATGCGGGTCATCATTGATGGCGAAGAGTATGGGATTGTCGCGACTAGAGATGTGTCTGGGGCCAACCGTGAACTTCGAGTGGAGTTAAAGAGGTCATGAATGGCAATCAGTACCGATTATTGCAGAACGCAAAAAAAGAGGCACTTGCCATCAAGCGTGGCAAGCGTGTTAGCAAAAAAAAGCAGTCTGGTTTTCAGCACAGCAAGTCAACTGACATGTTGTTTAGGGATCTCAGTTTCTTGATCACAGAGCGTGTTGCAAGGCCAGCCGCTCGCGCCGCTACAACTATTGTCCGAGCAGAGGCAAAGAAGCAGGTCATGAAGACCGGCGAGCGGTCCATGGACGCTGAGAATTCAGTCAATCCGCAAGGGCAACCCATTGGTCGGTCGCGTAGCACCAAGACATTTAACAAGTTGAGCAATAAGCTAAAAGGCAAACGCAAAGAAAGCAAGCAACTTGCAAACTCGATCATTGCCCGCAACTGGAGGGGTCGTCGAAGAGATGGGGTTGTAGGCAGCACTGCGGGTCCATCGCATCAGGTTGCACCGCATGCCCACCTGCTGGAGTACGGTGCTGTCATCATCCTCTGGGGTGGCATCAACAAAGATAGAAAAGGTGGAAACGGCAAAGTTGCCATGCGTCTTCCACCAAGACCGTTTTTCAGGACTGCGGCAGACACAACCATGTCCAAGCAGCAGAAGAAGGTTGTACAGATTGCGAAGCAATGGGCTAAGAGGCTTGGTAAACCCGTGGATGTACCGGAGATTGATAGATGATGCTCCTTGAATATCTGCGTAACCAGCTTCTTACAGATGTTGATGTTGCAGCAGCAGTTGGTAGCAATGTTTTCTGCACCAATCCTCCGCAGGATGTAGCAGGCCAGTACGTTGTCATCACTCAAATTAGCAGCAATGCCTACGATGCTGTAGAATGCAACATGGTTGATTTCTTTGAGTCTCGCATTCAGTTGGAGGCTTGGAGTTACAAGCAGGGAGAGTCGCAGAACACATGGAAAGCATGCAGGTCGTCTTTTAAGTCGTTCCCGAGGGGGTACGCACAGGACTTGATGGTGCGGTCGATAGGTCAGAATAGCGGACCATCGACTGACGCATTCAAGCCTATTGATGGAAGTGACCTGCACATTTACCGAACAATGCAAGACTTTAATGTCTGCTTCTCATTTACTTAGAAGGATTGAAACATGGCATACGGAAGTACATTTCTTGGAGATACTGGACAGGGAGCAGTTATTATCATTAAGGATAATACCTATTGTTCTGCGTCTGATGACAAAATATGCATGGGATGCCCAAGGTCGATTCAGTTACCTGAGTTGACCATGGAGGCAATTGACACAACATGCCTCGACGACACTGGGTTCATGCGACGAATTCCAGCAGACGTTTCTGATCCAGGAACAATTGAGGCAACTTTTGTTTTTGACGCTGCGTTGACCGGACCAAACTCTTTGTTCGCAGATGGAGAGCAGTTGTGCATTACAATTATCCTTCCTCAGTCGAGGGATGCTACAACCTCTCCAGCAAGCCTCACAGCAACTGGATTCATCAGTTCATTGGGATTGCCATCCCTTGAGACAAGCACTCTCATGGAGATCAGCATCACGATTCAGCTTGATGGTGGGACTGGTCCGATTCTGACAACCGAAGCTCCTACGCTTGACTGCAATCCCGCACCATAATTTCATTTTTAGTTTTTGGGAGAAAACAAATGGATGTAAAACTGCAACCTGCCGAAGGGGTCAATCTTGGAACACGCAAGAAAGAGTCTCTCGACAGGTACTGGGTAATTGTTGATGACCAGTGCTTAGGATTCGTGGACTGGTCATCTCCAGGTCATATTTGCTTTATCAAAACTGGCATCGGTCCTTTGGAGAAAGAGCAGATTTCTGAAGAAGTTGCGACCATGATGCAAAGCAAAACGAGAGGGTATGTTGAGCCTCCAGATGTTCCTGACGAGATTTTGAACAAACCTATTGAGGGAGAAGGTTTCTATGAGTTTGACGAAGAAGAAGCTGCTGGAGAAGGCAGCGATTGACAAGCCTCAAAAGCTTGCTCAAAAGTTTTTCGGTGAAGATGTCTATGTTAAGCTTCCTAGCGAACTGAAGCGTTGCCGTAGGGCAGCACAGATGTTCGATGCTAAGGGCAACGCAAAAGACTCTTACCGCGAGCGTCATCGCGTTTACACGATCATTGATTGTGTTTGCGACAAAGACGGAAAAATGGTTTTCTCCGATGCTGACACCGAGGCTGTTTCTAGCCTCGACTCCATGAAACTCGATGCATTGCATTCTGCAATTCAAGAGTGGGTGGACAGCAAGGAAAAAAACGAGGAAGCCGGATCGCAAAGCTAGAGACAGAGTTCCAGAAGAACCACCGACTTCAGTGGGTCTTTAAAATATGCTCTGACTTAAGCATTGATGATCCGGTCACTTGGATGAATAACGTAGATCCAGCAGTCGTTGACAGTTGGATCGCGTATCACTTGGCAGTCCAGAAAATGGAAGAGTCTGCCACATCGGGAGAGAAGCTTGATATGGAATCTGCCCGAGATCAACTGCTAGGAATGGTGTAATGGCTGCTGAACGAGTCGGTGCTCTTCGATACGATGTTATTCTGAATGCATCCTCGCTGAAGAAAGGTGCAATGGAATCTCGGTCTGCTCTCAAGACCTTCCGAGATGCCATGAAGGGCGCGACCACTGATGTTGATAAATATCAGGCAGGAATCAAGAACCTGCAAAAGCTTCGTGCAGATGGCAGCATCACTCAGGAACAGGGTCTTACGATCCTTAAGGAACTGAACAAGGATCTTGATAAGGCTGGATTCAAGAAGGTTGCCCACAACAAGTTCGAGAAAACGAATATCAAGCTTAAAGAGGAGGAGCTTGCTTTACAGAAGAAGATAAACAGAGAGGCAGATCTTGGGAAGAAAATTGAGGCAGAGAAAAACAAGACTGAGAGTCGGCATCTTTCTGACTTCCGAAATCGCAAAAGGAAAAGCCATTCAGAAATAATGGATAGGGCTTTGCAAATGCGAAGAGTAAATGCAAAGAGCCATCAACTTGTAATGCTCAACATGCGTCAACGCATGCAGTTTATGTCAAAATTTTCACCTGGTATGGCAGCAGGAGTTGCTGGCAACCTTGCAGGTGCAGTGGGAGCATCAGGAGCAACAATCGGTGCAGTTCGGGGTGCTGCTATGCTGGGTGCAAAACTTGCAATACCAATAGCGGGCTTTATTGGTTTAGGTCTGGCTATGAAAAAAGCAATAGCCGAGGCAGACAGACTGAAGAAAATCACGCTAGACCTTTCCGTGCTTCTTGGAGGGGGCGATCAGTCTGCAAAAAAACTCATAGGTAGGTTCCAAGCATTAGCCCGAGAAACTCCACTTGCAACTGCTCAGTTAGCCGAAGGAGCAAGGCAGTTGCTTGCGTTTGGGCGTGAGTCTCGTTTTGTGGAGGAAGATCTACGGAGGCTAGGGACAATCGCTGGGGGAGACACAGAGCGAATGCGTCTTCTAACAAAAGCTTTTGCAGACGTAACTGCGGCAGGAAAGTTGCAGGGTCAGGAGTTGC